TTTCGGTCATTTCTGCAGTGAATTGGCTGAACATCGGCAAGAACATCCTCACCGGCGTGGCAAGCGGCGTCAGGAGCATGGGCTCTTCCATGCTGGCTGCATTCAAGGGCGGTTTTTCCAGCGCCCTGGCATGGATCAAGAGCCTGCCCTCGCAGGCGGTTCAGTGGGGCAAGAATCTGATTCAGAGCTTCATCAACGGCCTGACCGGCAAGGGTAAAGTGGCGGATATCGCTACCGCAGCTACTGCCGGTTTTACCATCGCCGATGTTGCCAGCCGTGACGAACTGGCCGACTGGACCTCCGCCAACACCAGCCTTGCCGACAGCGCCCAGACCGTGGCGGATATCGCTATCCCGGCCTATACCAAGTCTGGCAATGCGGCAGCCGCCGCAGGGAAAGCAGCGGGCACAGCGGCAAAGACCGCTGCATCCGTTGTCAACTCTTACTCCGACACTGTGACCGAGGTGCTGGGCAATATCACCCGTACTACCCAAACCACCAACGAGGTGCTTTCCAACGGTCAGAAGCAGCAGAAGCAAACCATCACCGAGACCAGCCGTCAGCTGGTGAACGGTGTGCTGAAGGATATCAAAACCGTTACCAGCATTGCTGCCGATGGCAAAAAGACCGTGCAGCAGACCATGGATACGGTGCGGGAGATGGCCAATTCGGTCACATCGACCTTTGACACAGTGGTAAACGGCATTGCTACCAGCACCAAAACCATCAAGGAAACACTGACCGACGGCACCGAGACCACCAAAAAGGTGATCACCGAGACCTTCAATGAGGTGGTGGACGGTGCCCTTGTGGTGGTCGAGCGGGTCAAGAACGTTGCCGCCGACGGCACCGAACAGGTGGCCGAGACCATCAAGAAGGCCAGTGCCGACAGTTTTTCTGGCCTTGTAAAGGGCTGGCAGGACGAGGCCGACAAGGGCGTGCTGGGCACCTTCGGCACGTTGTACAAAGCCGTGAAGAGTCAGGACTGGCTCAGCGTCGGGCAGTGGGTCCTTTCCACCCTGTACAACGGTCTTGCACCGGAGACCAAGCTGCTGATCGATGACTTCGGCAAGAATCTGATCCAGCAGGTCAACGGTTTTCTGGGCGAGGGCATCAGCCAGCTGGCCAATGGCGCGTGGGACCTCGGCACCCAGATCTTCGACGGCCTGACCGGCGGCTTTGGAGATGTGGTCAGCCAGTTTTCCGGCCTGGGCAGCACACTGCTGGACATTTTCGGCGGTCTGCAGGGTCCGTTGAGTGCGGCAGCGCTCGCCATCAGCAAGGGCCTGCAGGGCGGTCTGATCTCTGCGTTCCCGGAGATCCTGGCTTCGCTGGGCGGCCTGATCGGTGCCATCGGCGGTGCGTTCGTGGCAATGCTGCAATCCATCGGCATGGCGCTGTTCCCTACTGGCTTTGGCACTCCGCAGGCTCTGCTGATGATCGCAGCGGGCGTAGCCCTTGCTGCCGTCATCGCGGGCATCGTTGCATCGCTCGGCGGTGCCTTCAAGAAAAAGAGCACACCCGGCACGGGCAGCTCTTCCAGCAGCGCCGCAGGCAGCACCATCACCGAGGCTTCCAGCAGCCTGTGGGACTACGAGAAGAAAGCTCCGCTGCCCCAGCGCACCCAGCGGCCCAATATCGAAGTGAACCAGTACATATACAGCAAGGCGCAGACGGCGGCGGACCTGATGCGCGAAGCACAGTATGAGCAGGAAAGGGCGGTGCTGCAGGGTGTTTGACGCTGTTTTTACCTCCAGCACCGGACAGAGCTTTGCCTTTGGCTACAAGGCCAGCGTGCTGTGGAGCTGTGACCCGCTGGGCGGCCTGCCCGTGGATCTGGAAACCAGTCAGGGTTATCAGCAGGTGGGTGCTCCTGTGGAGAGCCGCAGCATTTCCGGCGTCACCCGCACCATCACCGGGCGTATCCTGCGCAATGCCGATTACTGCAAGCGTCAGCTGCGGGACGTGTTTGCGCCGGGCGTGACCGGGCGTTTCACCGTGGCCGGGAAATACTGGTGTGACGCCGAGGTGCAGCGCTGTCCGGCCATCAGTGCGGCGCTGCTCTGGCCCACCTTCAGCTTTCAGCTGTACTGCCCCAACCCCTATTGGAACAGTGTAGAGGGAACGCTGGCCGCGACCATCAAGGTGACACCTGTGTTCCGCCTGCCGGTGTGCTACGACGCGCACCAGTTCGGCATCCTGGAGCAGGGCGATTATATCCGCATCGTCAACAGCGGTCTGGATACCCAGAACTTTCGGCTTTCACTGTCGGCCAGAGGGCCCGTGGTCAATCCCGGCGTCCTTAACCCGGAAACGGGCGAATACCTGCGCTTTGTTACGACCCTGCAGGACGGCGACGAGCTGCAGGTCTACCGCGAAAACGACCTGCTGCGGGTCCAGCAGCTCATTGACGGCAAAGCCTACGACGTGCTCTCCATCCTTGACGGAAGCAGTACCCTTTGGACGGTGTATCACGGTGTGCAGGCATGGCAGCGCACCGCAGAATCCGGTGACGGCTGGCTTTTCCTGACGCTGACCATGCACGCAGCGTATTCCACCATCATCACGGAGGGTTCCAATGGTTGAGATCATTTCTGCACTGACAGCATCCGGGCACAAGAGCATCTGCGTCTATGATATCCGGCTCAATCTGCTGGGCCGCATTGAAAGCTGGGTCTCGCTGGTCTGGCCGGAACGCTACAACGTCTATAGCGACACCCAGGGTGCACAGCTGGAGCTGCACGACACGACCGCTTTGCAGGCGCTGTGCCGCCCGGACCGGTATCTTTGGCTGGTGGGCAGCGACCGGCTCATGCGCATCGTGTCGGCCCAGAAATCCGACCACAAGCTGGTGATCGCCGCAAAAGACGCCGCCTGCATTCTGGATGAACGCGGTCACACGGACACCCTGAGCAATTTTGCCGCAGAGGAAACGTTGCGAAGTCTGGTATCCAGTGCTGCTGCGTGGCCCTGCCTTGAACTGGGCGATGCTGCAGGACTGACGGACACCTACAGCGGCGAGGTCAAGCCCGGCAGCCTGCTGAAGCTGGTCGAACAGGTGTGTCAGGAGCTGGACATCGGCTTCCGGGTGCGGTTCGATCAGCCGAAAGCGAAACTGCTGTTTGAGCTGTTCCGGCCAAAACTCGACCCGAACGCCCGGTATGCGCCGCAGTACGGCAACCTGACCGACCTGACCTATACCGAGAGCATCACGGGCTATAAAAATGTGTGCGTGGTCGTTGGCGCGGAAGGCACCGCCACCGTGGGTGCAGCGGAGAACACCGGCTCTGCCCGGCGGGAGCTGATCGTGGATGCTACCAGCAAAAAGAAGGAAGGCGGCCAGTCTCAGGCGGACTATCTTGCCGCCCTGCGCGCACAGGGCGAGCAGGAGCTTGCCAAACATACCCGGCTGGAAAACTTCCGCTTCACCCCCACCGGCAGCATCACGGTGGGCATGGTGGTGGAGGCCAGCCTGCCCGGAACGGACATTCAGGCCGCTGCCCGCATTACCTCTGTGACCCTGAGCTCCCAAAAAGGTGAAAACTCGGTCAGCACAGAGATCGGCACCCCGATCATCAGGAGGAAACAATGAGCATTATCACATATCCGCTGAACGGCGTGGTTTACAGCGCCGAGGACGTGGCCACCTACCTGTGCACCCGCACATCCGGCGTCTACTCCAAAGAGACCAACTTTGCTGTCAGTAACACCGGTACCCGGCAGATCACCGTTGCGCCCGGCCTTGCATGGATCAATTACGACGACTTTAAAGGCGTATCCGTGTGCAGCCGGGAAGAGAACGTCTTGACCGTCCCCGAAGCAGACAACACCCTCAACCGCGTGGATCGCGTCGTGTTGCAGTTTGACACCTCGGAGAATATCGCGGCGATCAAGCTCAAGACCGGCACGCCTGCCGTGGCCGCACAGCCGCCCGATATCCTGCAGAACCATAATCAGTACGAGCTGGGCCTGTGCACCATTTCGGTGCCCGCAGGCTCCACCGCTGTCACCGCCGCCGACATCACCGACACCCGCGCGGACGAGACCGTCTGCGGCGTGATGCGGGACGGCGTGACGGGGATTCCCACCGCCCAGCTGCAGACGCAGGCAAAGGCCATGCTGGACAGCCTGCAGGCCGAGGTGGACAGCAGGAGCTTTTACACCCGTGCCGAGGTGGACGCACTGCTGAAAAGCGTGAATCCTTTTCCCGTGGGCAGCATCTACCAGAGCACCGACCCCACCAGCCCTGCCGCCCTGTTTGGCGGCACATGGGAGCAGATCGCATCGGAGCGCGTGCTGATGGGTGCCAGCAGTAGCCACGCAGCGGGCACCACAGTAAAGGCCGGACTGCCGAACATCACAGGCTCTTTTGTCGCGGATGTAAAAAAGGGTGAACATAAGGTATCCGGCGCATTCACTGCCGGCAACGTGATCGCATCTACGGGCGAATACAATTCCTTTTCTGATGTATATAAGTTCAGTCTGGATGCGTCCAAGTCTAATGCCATCTACGGCCGCAGCGCCACCGTGCAGCCTGCCGCCTACTATGTGCACATCTGGCGGCGCGTGGCCTGAGAAAGGAGGTTTTGAACCATGAAAATCATTGACGAGAACGGTGCAGCCATTGAAAACCCTGATCTGACGCTTGGGTATCTGGTGGGCGGCACCGAGCCAGTGGAGCACCCCGCCGTGGAAGGCGTGGAGGAAGTGAGCCACTACGAGACCGTAACGGAGTATCCCGGCGGCAGGGATGTGCGGAAGGTCATCGACGTGCCGGGCGTGCCTGCGCAGGCCGCATGGACCGAACAGGTGCCCATCCAGAAGTACATCCGCTACACCGCCGAAGAGCTGGCCGCGCAGGAAGAAGCACGCAAGAAGGCCGAAGCCCGGGAGAAGCTGCCGGAGCGCGTGGACGTGCTGGAAACCGCAAACGACGATATTATTTTGATGATGGCTGATTTTATTGGAGGCTGATTTTTATGAAAACCCTGAACGCACTCAAACTTCGCATTATGACCCGCGCTTTCAAAATCCGCATTGCCGCCGGTGAAGTCTTTGAAGACATCGCCGCCGACTACCCGTCCCTGACCACGGACGATCTGGAAGCCATCAAGGCCGAGCTGGAGAAGTAAAGGAGTAAGCGATGGAAAAGACCATCATGGACGTGAGCCGCCATCAGGGCGTCATCGACTGGGCAAAGGTCAAGGCAAGCGGTAAGGTGGACGGCGTGATGATTCGCGCCATGGGCAACAGCGGTGCGGGCAAGGCCAGCAAGCCGTACCTCGACCCCTATTTCGCCCGCAACTACGCCGAGTGCACCCGCGTAGGGCTGCCGGTGGGCGTGTATGGCTACTTCAAGGCCACCACCAAGGCACAGGCCGACAAGGAGCTGGCCCTGTTCAAGCAGGCGCTGGGCGGCAGGACGTTCCAGCTGCCGGTGGCTGTGGACATCGAGGACACGCTTCAGGCGGCCCTGAGCAAGTCCGCTCTGACCGACATTGTGGCCCACTGCCTGAGCACGGTGGAAAGCTGGGGCGTGTACGCTCTGCTCTACACCGGCCTTTGGTTCGGCAATACCTTCCTCTACATGGGCGGTGCAGAGCTGAAGCCCTACGACGTGTGGCTGGCCGCATATCGTACGAAGAAGCCCACTCCCGGCTGGCCCTTTGGCATGTGGCAGTACACCAGCACGGCAAGGATGCCGGGGGTGAGCACCAACGTGGACTTGTCCCGCGCATACAAGGACTACGCGGCGATCATCCGGCGTGCCGGGCTGAGTAAAGTAAAGGGGGTGTGACCAATGGCGAGTATTCTTGCTGCCGCAGGCATTCCGACGGCGGTGCTGGGGTTTCTCGTCTGGCAGCTGAAGCGGCGCATCGAGCATCAGGAAGCACGGCAGGAAGCCGCAGAGAAAGCCCGTGAGGAGTTCGAGACGAACCTGTACGAAAGCTCCCTCGCCGCAATCGCGCTGGGAGAAGCCACCGCCAAAGCCGTGCAGCGCATCCCGGACGCACACTGTAACGGCGATATGCACGCCGCCCTCGACTACGCGGCCGAGGTAAAGCATAAGCAGCGCGATTTTGTCGCCAAGCGCGGCATCAGCGCGATCATCAACTGAGAGAAAGGGATCTGACCATGGAAGCAGTATTGACTAATATCTTGAATGTTGTCCCCGGCTGGCTTGCCCTTGTCCTGATGCTGGGCGGCTTTGCCTTTTACGTCCTCGGTGCCATCCGGCTGGGCTACGGCGCGACCGTCCGCCCGCTGGTGCTTGACCTGATCGAGCGCGCCGAGCATGAGATCCAGGGCACCAAGCGCGGTGCCGAACGCAAAGCATGGGTGGCGGCAAAGCTGCGCGCTGCGCTGGACGCCAGCAAGTTTGGCAGGCTCTTCAGCTGGGCGATCACCGATGAGACCATCGGCAGGGTCATCCAGTTCTGCTTTGACAGGGCGAAGGATGTTGTAGGGAAACAGTAAACTCAATACATAGCAGCAGCCCCGGGGAGCCTGACGGTTCCTCGGGGCTGTTTTTGCGCTTTGCGTGTTACTAATTCGATAACGTGTTTCTAATTTGTTACTAAATACCGTCGAAATCGTCAAATTCGCAGCAGCCAAAGCAGTGAATTTTCTCGTGAAGTCGGGCTATTTCGGAGTGTACAAGCCACTAAAAATATGCTATTATAAAGGGTAGATTTTTACTCCTTCAGTCTGCTTCGCAGCCAGCTCCCTCAGTGAGAGAGCCTACCCGCACGGTAAGCGTGTCGAGCGAACGCGGGACGAAGGGAGTTCGTCCATGATAAGGAGAACCATATGAAAGAACGCGCTTACCCTGTGTATACCGTCAACAAACACGCCGAAGGCCTGCTGGTGGGCGGGCACCCCTGGGTGTATGAGAACGACATCCTCCATTCCCCGGAAAATGAGCCGGAAAACGGCACGCTGGCCGATGTGGTCAGCACCAAGGGTTCCTACCTTGGCACCGGCTTTGTCTCGCTCAAAAGCAAGATCCGCGTGCGGCTGATCTCCCGCAATGCCAACGACACCTTTGATGCTGCGTTCTGGCGCCGCCGGGTGGAATATGCATGGAACTACCGCAAGACCGTGCTGGAACCTGCAGACCTTTCTGCCTGCCGCGTCATTTTTGGCGAAGCCGACCAGTTCCCCGGCCTGACCGTGGACCGGTTCAGCAACATCCTCGTCACGCAGACCCTGAGCGTGGGCATGGAAAAGCTCAAGCCCATCCTCTTCCCCATTCTGGCAGAAGTCCTGCGCGCCGACGGCCAGACCATCGACGGCATCTACGAGCGCAACGATGAGGCTCTGCGCGCAAAGGAAGGTCTTGAGCAAAACAAAGGCTGGTTTGAGCTGCCCGGTGAGACTCATCCGGCAAGCACCCAGACCGAGATCTGCGAGAACGGAGTTTACTATCATGTGGATTTCGAGAACGGCCAGAAGACCGGCTTCTTCCTTGATCAGAAGTACAACCGCCGGGCGGTGGCACGCCTTGCTGCAGGTCACACCGTGCTGGACTGCTTTACCCACACCGGCAGCTTTGCACTGAACGCCGCTGCGGGCGGCGCTGCCCGTGTGACCGCCGCCGACATCAGCGCCGAGGCCATTGCCATGGCGCAGCGCAATGCCCAGCGCAACGGTCTGACCAATATGGACTTTTTGTGCGAGGACACCTTTGAGCTGCTGCCGAGGCTGGAAAAAGAGGGGCACCCCTACGATTTTATCATTCTGGACCCGCCGGCCTTTACCAAGGCGCGCCGCACCGTAGAAAACGCCATGCGCGGCTACAAGGAGATCAACTACCGTGCCATGAAGCTGCTGCCCCGCGGCGGCTATCTGGCAACTGCCAGCTGCTCCCACTTTGCCACCGAGGAGCTGTTCATCAAGATGCTGCGTGCAGCGG